CTTTCTCGGCACAGCTTGGGGGAATGGAATCCGGGCAGGCTCTGTCCCGGTTCTTCAAGCGCGACAGCACGAAAGCGAACAACCTCACCCTCTATCCCAACAAGGAACGGGAGTTTTGGCTGTGGGTCTCCACATGGGCACTGTTCCTCACCAAACCCTCCGATCTCGGCTATCCCGACGATGGATATGAGCTGCCCGAACTTCGCGTGCACGAGGAAGTCGTATCGGTAGACAACTCCACGGCAGGCACGGAACAGGACGGACAAATAAAAATGTTCCGCGAGGCTGCCCTCGGGTTACAGGAAGCCGCAAGGGAACGCAGGGACAACATGGCATCAAAGATAGACCGCGTACTCGAAATCATCAGCCGTCCGGAGAACCGGGACGACCATTTCCTCATATGGCACGACCTTGAAAGCGAGCGTATGGAACTTTGCAGGAGAATTGAAGGCTGCAAAGCTGTTTATGGCTCGCAGGATGATAAAGAAGCTGATAAGATAATAGAGGACTTCAAGGATGGACGGCTGAAATACCTTGCCGCAAAACCCGAGATGCTCGGTGAGGGTCTGAACTTCCAGTACCACTGCCACAAGGCGATAATGTTCATCGACTACCGCTTCAATGATAAGTTCCAAGCCGTGGCGCGCATCCATCGCTTCATGCAGAAGCATCCGGTAGACCTCTACCTCGTGTACGCCGAGAGCGAGCAGGAGATTTACAAGTCGTTCATGCAGAAATGGCGGCAACACCGCGACATGGTGGACAAGATGGCAGACATCATCCGGCATAACGGCCTGTTCGGCCTTGAAGTGGAGAGCAAGCTCATGCGCTACATGTTCTCCAAGAGGGAGGAAGCAAAAGGAAAACTCTACACGGCCATCAATAATGACAACGTGCTGGAGTGCAGGAATATGAAAGATAACTCCGTAGACCTGATAGTCACGTCAGTGCCTTTTAGCAACCATTATGAATATACGAGTTCGTATAACGACTTCGGCTTCAACGCCGATAATGACGAGTTCTTTAAGCAGATGGACTACCTCACCCCGGAGCTTCTGCGCATTTTGCGCCCCGGGCGTTTAGCTTGCATTCATGTAAAAGACCGTGTGCTGTTCGGCAACGCCACTGGTGACGGAATGCCAACGATAGACCCGTTCAGCGACATGTGCGTATTTCACTATCTGAAACATGGCTTTAGGTACATGGGACGTATCACCGTCGATACGGACGTGGTACGGGAGAATAACCAGACCTACCGCCTCGGCTATTCCGAGATGTGCAAGGACGGCTCGAAGATGGGCATCGGTTGTCCGGAATACGTGCTGCTGTTCCGCAAGCTGCCTACCGACACATCAAAGGCATACGCCGACATTCCGGTAACAAAGAAGAAACATGGCAGCTACTCCCTCGCACGGTGGCAGATAGACGCACATGCAGATTGGAAAGACGGCGGCAACAGACTTCTGTCATACGACGATGTAAAAGGCATGGGAATCGACCAGATACGCAGGTTCTTCCGGAACTACTCGAAAGAGCACGTCTACAACTACGAAGACCACGTGGCGTTCGCGGAGGAACTGGAGACTTACAATAAGCTCCCCAAGACTTTCATGGCCGTTGACCCCGTGAGCCACAAGGACTACATTTGGGACAATGTAGTAAGAATGAAAACGCTCAACTCGCGGCAGTCGCAGAAGAACCTACAGATGCACGTCTGTCCTTTGCAGTTGGACATTGTTAACCGCCTAATTGAACGGTATTCCAATAAGGGAGATTTGGTGTTTGACCCATTCGGTGGTATACAGACCGTTCCATATTGCGCCATGAAACTCGGCCGTAGAGGTCTTTCAACGGAACTTAACTATGACTATTGGAAAGACGGACTTTCTTACCTCCGGGAAGCAGAGAGGGAGGTTTCCTCGCCGACTTTGTTTGATTTGTTGGCCGTATGAAAAAGAGACTATTAAACACATTTTTAGTTTTATGAACTTATAAACAAATATGTAAAAAAAATGGCAAGATTAAATATTGAGCGACAAATAAAACTCGAACCGCTTAGAATGGAATATGCCAAGCGGCAAATATCTGCTCTCGGATATGATGTTTCTGAGCATTCAGAAAATGAACTTAGATTTTCTCACAAAGGAAAGATTGTTAAGTTTTTCCCATACAGCGGATGGGCGACAGGGGCTACAATCAAAGATGGACGAGGGTTATGTAAGTTACTAAATCAATTAAAAATAACAGCTTATGGAGATAAAATTCAAACAAGGAGACAGCGTAGTCATTCCAGAGGGATGCAAGGCTGTGATTAAGGGTGCTATGGTGGTCTTTGAGAAATATTTTAATGATGGCGATATTTTGCACTCTATCTGCGGTGAGAACATATTACTCATCTTTAAGAATTGTGAGAGCGATGGCGAGTTTTTCAATTCGCATTATAACCAATCGATGACACTAAACAGCGGCTGGCGTATTGATGGTTTCCGCCACGCCACCGAAGAAGAAAAGCAACTACTCTTCGACAAGATGAAAGAGCAAGGCCTGCGGTGGAATGCAGAAGAGAAGCGAGTAGAGGAGATTAGGTGGAGAGCGAAAGAGGGTGAGGGATATTATCACTTAGATGCTCTTTTCACGGTTCAATACAGGATATACAAAGATTGCTTTTCTGACAGAGAAATGGTTAAGAAATACAACCACTTCCGTACAAAAGATCTGGCGAAAGAAGCTGCCGAGGTTGTGAAAGAGGCGTTACGTAAGTTTCACGAAGAAAATAAATGAGATATGAAAAAAACATTGTCTTTTATAAGTTACGGAATTGTACTCCCCTTTGTGTCATTATATCTCATATTTGCTTTCATAATGTGGGATATTTGGTGGCCGGCACATTGTGATATGCTTACAAGGATATTATTCGTTCCGCTGTTAATTCTAACACTTATAGGATTTATGTCAACAGTACAAGAAGAGATTTATGGAAAAGGAAATTAAGAAAATCATTCCTAAGAACTGCACACACCCCATCTACCATTGCTCCGACGGTATAGATACGGTATGGTGTTTTTCATTTCTCAATGAAAGATTTAAGGAGTGCCCGTACAAAGATTGTGAATGTTACAAGGAAAGTGAGGATGGTAATGAGTAAAGCATTTGTAATAAACATTCCTCTGTATAAGAGAGATCTATTAGTCGTCTTCGGAGACAAGGACTACCTCGTAAACCAAATGTCTGAAGCTTATAATATCTCTCTTCAGTCTGCATATTCAATAACTGAAGACATAGATGATTACAGCACGGGAAGGTATTATTTCAACAGGGAAAAGGGCAGTAGGTTCCTTTGGATGCCGAAGGTGCCGGAAAAACCGCAAGAGTATGCTACGCTCGGGCATGAGATATTTCATGCAGCTTTCGGGATTATGGATGAAATAGGCGCAAGCCCTTCCGAAGATTCAGAAGAAGCCTACGCCTATCTGATAGGCTATCTCACGAAAGAGATATACGCATCATTCAACGGTTCTCATGAATCGTAGTCTTCGGATGGCGCTTTGCGTACTCCTCGGTACAATAGCGACCGTTGTCGGCTCTACGATAGGAACCATCATCTTTTTTGGTATTCTTTGTCATGACTGAAAGAATTAAATTTTGTGGCAATATTACCAACATGTATTTAGCAAATATTGTACCAATATAAAAAAGTAATTATGAAAACATACGTAATAATATTGTCAAAGCACTTCCTTGCAAATCACAAACGAGCAGGGGAAGAAACACATTTCAAAGAGAAGTTTCTAAACGGAGCGAAGCTGCACACCATACGCGCCAATTACCCTCTATGGGAGAGGCGCATCAAGGAGGTGCAGGCTGGTAATGCTGTGTTATCTGTTCGGCAATGGACGGGCAAACCGTATCGCAGCAAACAAGTAGAAATAGCACGTCTGACGGCCAAGGACGGAGTAGGGATACAGAAACTGTCCTTTGACAAGGACAAAGACGGGGTGTCATCGTTTAAGTTCTTTGATATAGATGGGAGGTGCTTCGACAGGAAAACTCTTGCTAATAATGACGGTCTATCGCTTGAAGATTGGGAGGAATGGTTCCGAGGTTACGATCTATCAAAGCCTCTCGCGATTATTCACTTTACGAAATTCAGATATTAAGATGAAAATACTCGTACAATTCAGCGGAGGCAAGGACAGTCAAGCCTGCCTCATTAAAGCCGTAAACGACTATGGCAGTTATAATGTAACTGCTGTGTTCTGTGATACAGGATTTGAACATGTTGTCACATACGAACACATACGTCGTGTAGTAAGCCATCTCGGCGTTCCTCTCGTCACGCTCAAAAGCAAGAAGTATAAGGACTTCGTGGACATGAGTATCAAGAAAGGGCGTTTCCCATCATCACAGAGACGGTTCTGCACCTCGGAACTGAAAGTAATCCCGATGATAGACTACATCCTTTCGCAAGATGACAGTTTTATCATTATTCAAGGCATCAGGGCTAAAGAAAGCAAGGCGCGTGCGGGCTATGATGTGGAGTGCTCATACTTCAAGGAGTATTTCAACGACGAAGTGAAAGGTTTGTATCACAAGAAAGCCGTGCTTGAATGGTGCAAGACACACGATGCAAGCGTGTTTCGCCCGATATTCCATTGGACGGCGCAAGAAGTGATAGATTACATCCTCACCAATGGACAACGCCCCAATCCGCTCTACGAACGAGGCTTTGCGCGTGTAGGTTGCTTTCCCTGTGTAATGTGCAGGAAACGCGAGGTACAGCTAATATCGAAAGACAAATGGGCGGCTGAACGCCTATTAACTGCAGAACAAAGAATGAAAGAGGAAACGGAGTGTGGCTCGACATTCTTTTCGCCCGGTTACATTCCTGCGCGGTTCTGCTCCAACGGGCAGTACCCTACCGTTCAAGAGGTTTTCAAATATGTGAATCGAAACGATGCACAGCTTGATATGTTTGAGCCGGAGGGAGGTTACAGCTGCATGAGTTTGTATCACGGGTTGTGTGAGTGAAATTAAATTCGACTAATAAGATGGTATATACTCACGCAAGCCTCTTTTCAGGCATAGGTGGTGCAGAACTTGCCGCCTCGTGGCTCGGTTGGGACAATGTGTTCCATTGCGAAATACAAGAGTTTCAGCGAAAAGTATTAGAATATTGGTTCCCAAACAGTATAAGTTATGAAGACATCACAAAGACAGATTTTTCGAGGTGGAGAGGATGCATCGATGTTCTCACAGGAGGATTTCCTTGCCAGCCGTTCAGTGTTGCAGGCAAGAGAAAGGGAACGGAAGACAACC